CAACGCCGATGTAGGTTATGGTGCTTTTGTCCTTTCCCGCCCCCATGAGTTTGATGTAGCTGCGTGGAATCGTAATTCCAGAAACGAGATAGTTCCCAGGCGGGATATATACGTCACTACATGCTGCAATGGTAGCCGCAAAAGCATTTGTGTCATTTGTAATTCCATCGCCCTTTGCGCCATGGTCCTTGACGTTGCAGCTTCCTACTACATAGGGACTTGGACCAGCCGTGATGTCCCCAAGAGTAAAAGGCGTAGTGATGCTCCCACCACTGAAGCGAATATCGTATCTACCTCCTTCGACATAAAAAAACCAGTAGCCATCCGTATCGGCTGTGAATGAACTTCCTTTTGGAGTACCTACATTATCGGCATAAATAATTGCAAGGTCTTTAGTGCCAGCGTTATAGACCGTCACCGTGCAGGACACAAAACTCTGCTGCACTCTGATAGGAGCAGAAAGACCAGAAATAGTGATACTACCTCCACCCCTCTCAGCATATCCCTGAATCTTAACTAAGGACAATGCAGGCGTAGATAGGCAAAACAACATCACCAGCAGTAAGGCACAGCGTTTCATGATGGTCCTCGTTTTCCCCTACTTCTTCCCCTTGGCGATTGGATGCTCGAACGGGGTACTGATCGCCACGGCCGGGGTTCCCCTCGTGTTGGTGGTGATGACGGTGGAGATCACTCCACCTGCCGGCGCCTGCCCGAACTCGCCGCCCATCCTGTCCGATCCACCGGCCAGCTCATGCGGGGACGGAGCGGGGAAAATTGGGGTCATGGGGGACGACAACCCACCTTTGCTCTTCTTGGACATAAATCTCCTTTTGGTTACATTCTGTCGATGTCGTGTGACTGCATAAAGGCTGCGTCGATCGGGAATCCCCGTCTCCGCTTCAGGATAATAATGTTCTGGACCATGATTTGCTCGTCCTGCCTCTTCGCGCGCATCAGTGCCGTGGCGTAACTGTTCGGATTCCGGCTGCGCGAGTCCTCGCACTGCTTCATGAGGTAGCCCCAATCGATCCCGCGGAGTTCGGCGTAAAGTCCTTTGTTCGAGAAGGCCCACTCGTAAGCCCGGTACCGCGACCTCATCATCAGAAGCTCAACCGAGATCGTAGGAGGCAAGTCATTCGTGGCCGACAGGTCCAGGCCCTTGCGCCGGTAGACGTACTGGAAGCTCTGCGTCTCCGTTGGCTGAGGCCAGAGTTCAAACAAAGGATAGTGATTCACCTGATCGTACTTGTAATTCGCAACGTAGTACGCCTGGCCCTGAGATCCCCTGTTCGGATCCACCCTGTCAAGATCCGCTTTGGTTCGGTACCTTCTGAAGTCGAGAGGATATCCGTTGTTCGGATCAATGATCGACCACCAGCAGATGAAGTCTGTGGACGGAGGAGCGTAATAGCAGCGATAAACTTGATACGACGCACCAGAGGCGGAAGCCTCAGTGTAGACTCGATCAAGTGTGATGGTGCTAGTTCCGGAGTTGTAGGAAGAAATGTTGTAGATCGGCCCCTGAGAAGCCACTCGAAACTGGCGTTTCGTCAGAGGATTGAGAGGGTCAAGCACAACAGCATCAAGCACAGCCTTAGCAGCGGCATTCACTATTACGTCAGTGTCACCGAGCGTTACTGTGACCGTTCCAGTGCTGATCAAATCTGGAGAAGAGAACCCGCCATCGGCCACCTGCCATGACCAAAGGCGGGCGTCTCTTATGTCCAGCCAAGCTCGATTAACGAGCTTTTGGGCGAGAGGCGCCGATAGCTTGGGAACGACGCCCCTAAGCTCGTTCCAGTAATCCACGAATGCCATCGCATCTCACCGCCCGCATCCTAAACGCCGATGTTTGTTTCAATCCATGCCCGCACGCAGGCGATTATACTCCGATGAACATCATCCGGAAGGTCTGGGCCGAGAGATCGGTCCCAGCCGGAACTTCCGCAGAAGAAGCGTACCACGCCATCAAGGATCCGTAGTCCGCTACTGCCCCGATGTTGACAGTCTTGTAGGACGTGTTGTACGTGCTGGTGATCGTCTTGTCAACGGCCGCAGCACTGGAGGGCAACGCATAGGCCAGCTTGAAAATGCTGGCTTCCAGGTTCCCCATGGGATCCGTAGGCAACCCGAAACGAATCCCGGGACCCACGGAACACTTCATCGTTGCCGCAGCGCCGTTGTCGTACACGATCGACGTGATCTTGTCGAAGGGCTTGACGCCGGCCTTCCAACGATAGTCGGGGGCATGTTCCATTTTCTTGTTGCCCGAAGTCGAAGTAAACGTGATCAGGTCAACTTGGGCCACGCCTCTGAAGGTTCCCGTAACCGTAAAGGTCGTGACACCTTCATAAAGATTGAGATCTCCACCCGTGTCGTTATGGATGTAAATCACAACGTTACGAGGGACATCAGGCTGAAGCGTGATTGTGTGACTTTTTGCCAATGAATGGCCTGCCATCGTGGTAAACGTCTCAGCTGCACCGATCACCGCCTGATTCGTCTGCGCTACAGCTGAGTCGGCGTTTTCCTTGTCAGCGTCTTCGGCATCCGCTCCCAGGAAGTGCGAGGCATTGTAGCAACGCACACCGCCAAATCCAGCGTTGACGATCAGCTTACCACCTGAGACTTCACCTGATTTCAGATACACGGGAATGTAGCCCATGAGAGCTACCGTTCCCGCAATCAGGTGCGCTCCGTAAATCCCTCTGAGTGCAACCATCGCAGGGGTGATCGTCTCACCCCCTGCCGCATAGCTGGAGTCAAAGGTTATGTCGGCAAGACACATGATCAGCTTGCCGAGGGACTGGTAGGAGTCCCTGTGGGGTACAACTGTCAGACCCATCTTTGGACTCCTTTCTTAGATGAAAAACACAGGATGAATGGACACGGCCGCGACAGCTCCCGCAGCCTCGTAGGCATATCCCATGTAGGCCATCGCTAGGGCGAAGGTGTTCAGTGTCCCGCTGATCGCAAGGGTGTCGAAATACTGCTGTGAAGCGATCGAGAGAACTGCGTCACCGATGTTGTTCGCAGCAGGGCTCGCCTTGTAGCGCGCGTTGCAGACGCCCGGCCCTACGAAGATCCAACCATAGTAGCCCTTCGTGTTGGCCTTCAGGCTGATGCCCGCGAGGTTCAGGTAATTACCGGCGCCGATGTCAGGCGTGACAACGTACTTCGAGTGCCCAAGATTCCCGAAGGTATCCCAGGCAACAGGCGCACCGATGTAGTTGGGGTTCGACGACGCAGCCTTGAACTTGACGTACATGTACGCGCCGGCGTACAACGTATACGAGGAGTTCGAGAGCTTCGCAGCCCAGTAGTTGTCCAGGTTAATCACGTTCCCGAGTTGGCCCGGGGTGTAGCCCGATCCCGTTCCCGCAGTCGGAACAGGACCGCCACACGCAGGGTCATCCACGTCGTTCAGGAAGCGCCCGCCGATGTAGTTGGGATCGCTGATGACTCCAGTTGCAGGTTGTCTGTAAATCATGATTTTAGCCTCCGATCCCAAGAAGTTGCTTTCCAGACCAGGGAGCGATACATTCGGCGTTGACCGCAGCGCGGATCACGCAGACCACTCGTGAGTTCATTTGCGAGGGTACAAAGCCAGAAGCCCCATACCCGTACTTCTTTGAGTCCGAAATCCGGAAGAGCCACTTGTCGGTGTTGAACCACACGAAGGGCTCACCGATGTAAAGCGTGCAGCTGGCCGGAAAATTCGAGCCAGTGGGGATAGGACTCGGAGCGGTGTAAGACACCGTGCTGGCAAGGTAGTTGCCCAGGTCGGGATCGTTCACGCCGTACAGGGTGGACGGGAAGTAGTCATCGTGCATGATGAGAGCGTTCTTCATCTTGAGTCCAGAGACTCCCCAGTACGGATCCTGTTCCTGGCCGAATCTCTGCTGAGGCTGAATCCTCTCTTCGATGAAGCCGATTACGCCCTTGTTGCCGCAACCCAAATTGGGCTGCTGCTTCCCCCTGGAGCACTGCATGTATGTGGTGAGCATCTTCCCGTAGGTGATCAGGCCCGTGGACCCATCAGCCCCTCCGCACCAGTAGGGTGAGGAGTTCAGGACGGATCCCATAACAGCGTTTCTCGTCGCTGTCCCGTAGTACGGGAAAATCGAGCCTTCCCATCCTGGGAGAAGGCCGTCGTTGTAGGCTTCGGGCCATCCATTGATGTCGTTCGGCCGGTTTCCGGTAATGCCGCTTGCGGACGCCTGACCGTGGTTTGCCAAAGCAACCGCGCTCGCCGCGCTGATCGAGTTCATCCCATTCCTGAGATCGGTGTCGAGCAACTTGAACACCGCCAGCTCGCCCTTGTTGGTAACTTCAACGTCTTCCTCGAACTCTGGAATGACAGCGACATAGTACTTGGGATCGAACCGGGTACCTCCAAGAGTCTGCCTCTTGTTGATATTCCAGTTCTGACCCTTCGCATACGAACCCGTCACCATGGGCGCGTAGCTGAAAACATTCTGCATGAAGGCGCCGCCATGGAAGGGCACTAGGCATTTCGCCCGAAAGTGCGCTAACAAAGCGGTGTCCATGAAGAACAGGTCTTCAATTACCTTGGGATAGATCTCGTGGAGCGTTACGAGGTCTACCTCTGCTGCAATCGGATCATAGGGCACAGTGGTTTACGGCCTTTCTGACCGTCTCCTGTCGTTAAGTCCCTCTCTTGGCCTGATCCCGGTACTTCCCTGATCGGAAAGCCTCAATCGCACCGCTGACGCTACGCTCTTCCGGTTTCTGCTCATTGGGTTTCTTGTTGGCGTAGAACTGGTTCAGCATCGGGGACCCGGATTCAGATCGGGTACGTGTTGGGGTCATGGAAGGATCCACGGCATGTTCGGAGACGTACCTTGTTACTGCTGCGTCTCCTACTTCCTTGTCGTGGGCTTCCCGTTGCGTTTTGTCCAGTTCGGCGCGGCGGTCAGGGACTTTGTTCTCTTGCTCCCAGATTTCGCGGATGCTCTTCCTTTCCTTGATCGCGCGATCCACGATCTGAGTGGTCCCCTTCAAGGGTTTCCCGAAAAGCTCGAAGTGTTCGGCCTGGATATCGGCGAGCGCGGCCGTAAACCGCGGTGACTGCCGGATATCGTTTGCCAAACCATCAAGAACCTTCGAATCAAAGGCTCCCCTATTGTCGTCATCGCCATCGCCGTTGTTGCTTGTGTCTCTCCTGGTCACAGTGGATCGCCTCGTCCGTTCCGAATCAGATTCTGAAGTGCGAGAGAGTTTGATGCCCCAATCCTTCTCAGGATCAGCGTCGTTTTGCTCGGCCAGCGTCCTGATAGACGCCTCAAGCGATTGACGTTCCTGGATGGCACGGTTGAGTTTTTCCTGCGCGCCCTTCTTCCAGGTGGCGACATCAGTATGGAACGTGTCCTCTGCTGCTACTTTCTCGTCGTACTCCTTCTTGAGTTTGTCCATTTGCTTGGAAAACTCAGAAGTAGCCAGGACGGACTTTCGCAGCACAGGGAGCACTTTCTCTTTCCCAAGGATCGTTTCGAGAGTTGCAATCTCTTCGTCCTTGATCTCTCCGGTCTTCTTGAGTTCACCGATCCAATCGGCCAGTTCTTCTTTGAGCCCCATAGTCTTTGTACCTCGTTGCCTTCCGGAAAGTATTCCTGGAGCCAGCAACTCTAAGAGTGCCTTCCCCTATGGGTTACAGGAGCCAGCACTCCAATTCGTTTCACATGAAACATAGCCTTCCAGCACAGTTGCTGGAGCCAGCTATGCTAAACCTCTCGGTGCTTCAGGCTCAGGGGCCTTCTGGCTCGAAACGATGGAGTTCATCATTTCGATCAGACCTTCCTTTGCCTTGCGCGCCGCCTTAGCGCCATCAGGGAACTGACGGGCCAGAGCTTCGATCGATTGGTGAATCTCTCGAACCCGGGCCATAACCTGCTGCATCACTTGTTCTGGAGTCGGTCCCTGTGCTTGGCTCTCAGGTGGGGCGCCGACAAGATCTGACATTCCCGCAGGGGCTTGATCCGTCATCCCCCTGCTTGGCATCGGTCCCATGTTTGAAGCCATACGAGTTACCTCTTTTTCCCGCCGCGCTTCCGCCCTCTACCTCTGCCGGCGATGGGATTCTGGAATGGCGTGCTCATCTTCGCCTTGCTTCCGCCTCTTCCTTTTCCTCTGCGCATCTTTTTATTACCTCCATACAGTTAAAAGGGGAGAGACTGCCGCAGTATGAGTCCCTCCCCGTCCTCTTGGAACCCTCTCGTCAAGGGGAGCAGCAGCCTAAACTACAGACCACGCTCAGATGACGGAGAGAGCCGGCTAGCGCTTTTTGCCGCGCTTCCCACGCTTTTTGCCACGTCGGGCCATGGGTTTCTCCTTTCCGCCTCGACGAGCCTTTCCAGCAACAACCGAGCTCGCTTGCCGAATTGCGCTCCCCTCTGAAGCGCCTCGACGTAAAGCTGCGTTTGCAACTTTCGACCATTGACGCTTTTTCTTGGGGGAATTGGCTTTACGGGTGTGCCGTTTGCTATCACGGGCCGTCCAGGGCATTTTATGATCACCAAAATCAAAAGGCCCGCAACCCTTTGCAGGGCTACGAGCCTCGATTGGTGCAACGCTATGTTCCGTGCCGTCGTTTGGCTTCGTCAGGATAAAGTATGAGGGCAGAAGGATCTAACTTGTCAAGCTAAATCTTTTTCGATCCAGTCCAGAAGAACATTCAAAGCCTGAAGCTTTTCTTTTATTCTGTCGTACTCTGGAGAGGATGCCGTTATGTAAAGTTGATCTTTCTGACGAGAGAGATTGAACGTTTCTCCCCTGTGGTACTCGCAGCAAGTCCCTGGCGTGGAGGAAAAGACAAAACGTGCGTTTTCAAGAGTTCGTCCCGTACACGCGAGCCACTGAGCGGCAAGGAAATCGTTCTTTTCGCAAGATTTCCATCCAGTCCATTGCCAGATAATCCAGTTGTAGAACGGGACAGATTCCCGACCTGGACCCCTGTCCGTCATTGCCATGCAAAATCTTACAACCTGCTCTCTTGCGGTTATCATATTTTCTCCGTCTGAATCCACTTCATGATTCCAACACCCCCCTGAGAGAGCGAAATTCGGATCTCCCCGGTCTTCTTCTGGTAGCGCAATTCCTTCAAGAGTTCTTCGGGGGAGCCCCGCATCAGGGTCGTCACAGTTCGAAACTGCGGCTCAAGCGTGCTGATGCTGGAGGAGAAAACCGTCGTGAGCTTTTGTTGAGTTGCCGCTGCCATCTTACCTGCTCTCCGTTATCGTGGACCTTGCCCCGCCTTCCTTCTGAGCCAGCTTCGGGCCTGCATGACCTGAACTTGGTCTACCCTGTTGCTTCCCTCCACCAGCTCCCCCAACCATCTCCTCTTGGATCTGCGCCTTCACTCCCATGAAGTACATCCACCGTTCAAAGATCGTGTCGCCGGCCTCATCGGGAGGCTTCCCGTACTTGTCCTTGAAGCCCATGATTTCCGCCAGGGTCCAGGGATCGAATTGCAGGACTCCGCTCTTGTGGAGTTGAATCACCAGAAGCCGGTACTTCGTAGAGTGAATCTCGTGGAGGTTCTTGGTGGAGACATTAAAGATGAAGTTGTTTTGGTGCCACCTTGCACGCTGGACTTGGTTCATTCTGGAGGGGAAATTCGGGTTTTCTCCTGGAAGATGGGAAGGTACGATGCCCTCTGGATCGAAAGTCCAGAACTCTGAAGTCAACATATTCGATCCACCGAGCTGCATCATCCTGGGAGCGCTGTAGAACTGAAAGATTCTGGAT